GATTTTTTAAATTTTTGTTTTGTTTTTGTTTATTTTTCTTAGCCATTATATATATATGTTAAAAATATGAAAATAAAAAAGAAAATTTATTTTGTACATGTTTTTAAAGAGGATGACATCACTCAACATCCACCCGTACAATAACATCCCATAAAGGGTGTTTCAAACAGTAGGGTAGGACAGTAATGTTACGTATTTCCTCCACCAAAATATTGTACTGATCACGACTAATCCCATAACGCGTGCAGGCTTGAGTCTTACCAAGTTCAGTGAGTGGAAACTTACCACTGGTGACATTTTTCCATTCATCCAAGATAGGTTTAACGTTGTCATCTGGCAATAAACCTCTACAGTCAACCATGTGGTTAAGTAACTCACTTAATAAAGGCACGTGATTTGCTTGCATCAATAGCCCCAACACGCAGGATTTCAAATTCAGCAAGGCGACCTTGTCGTTCTTGTCTGTAGTCCAAAAAGTCTTACACAAAACGCGCCCCGGTTTGGGTCCAAAAACATTACAAACATTGTTTGAAATGTCTTTAGTAACCCAATTGACGCAACTACAAAACTCGAGCGTATCAATGTCACACAAGTCGAACTTGACGTCAAAACCTAAACGTTTATAAGTTGCCTTAATAGTGTTCGCTTTAAACATATTTTCTAATCTAATAGCGACTATAACATCGTCGCCCAGCACAGCTACTCGACAATTATCGACATCGGTTTTGACATTATTATGATTCAGCACAAACATGGTCGTAGTACCGCTTATAAATGAATTCCCACAACCAGTCACTTGGGAACCGCTGGCCCTCTTGTCAAAATCACTAAACTTGATATGATTACCAAAAGAACCACGTAAATAAACTCCTTCCTCAAGCAATTTAAACTGGTCAGAATCGCAGAAGTCATAAAAATATCTATTTTCAAAATGTTTTCTGCTCTCATCTATACTGGCCTCAAAGGCGGTACAGTCCATCTTGAAAAACATCCATCCAATCATGGACATGTGACGCGAAATCTCATCGGAATAAACGGCATTACAATACAGGATAGTCCTGTTATTGTTAAAACCTGACCAAGCATGCTTAAGGCTCTGAGTGGCCGCATATATCGCTGGTCCCAACAAATTATTATATTGCGTGATATACGCACAAATACCACGTGGTTTACCATTTCCGTGAGTAGGCACCTCCATATCAAAATTGAATTTGGC